GAGCACGACCTTGACTTTTCCCACGAAACCGTGTAGGAATAGATAACGCTACTAGCAGGCACCCATGTCAGGTCTCCCACGCGCAGAACCGAACCCCCGGCTGGGGCCAAAAATGAACGCCCTCCCTGAGATGCGGCGGCAGTTCGTGATGGCTCTGATGAACCAGGGCACCCGGAACGCCACGATGGCGGCCAAGACCGCCGGCTACAGCCCCGGCAACTACGAGGCCCTCAAGGTCTCAGCCTCCCGGCTCATGCACGACGAGAGCGTGCAGGAGGCGATACAGGAGGAGGCCAAGCGCCGGATCACGGCCATGCTCCCTCTGGCGATCGAGACTGTCGCGACGATCATGGAAAATCCCCAGGAGGGCGGCGCCACCCGCCTCAAGGCCGCTCAGGTCGTCATGGACCGCAGTGGCGTTCACGCCGTCAGCGAGCGCATCACGCGCGAGGAGCCCCTGGAGCGCGACCCCGACCAGATCAAGCGCATCATGGCGCTGTCGCAGGTCTTGGGCGTCCCAATCGAGCAACTGCTCGGCACCCGCGTCAAGGCGATCACCACCGACGCCGAGTACACTGAAACCTCGATGGTAGGCTTGGAAGGTCTGATATGACCGAGGACCGGGCCGCGTTGCTGCGCCAGCACGAGGCTGCGCGGGCGCTTCGTCTCCGTGCCGACGCCGAGGCACGCAAGTGGCTCTGCGAGGAGCAGCGCCTCGCCCACATCCTATGGGGGTATCCATTCCCCGAGCACCCACATGGATATTGATGCACTCGCCGGCCTCAGCGACGATGAACTCGAAGCCACCCTCACCGCCCTCGTAGACCACAAGCGGTTCAACCTTCTCGACTTCGTAGACCTGTACGAGAAGCAGCGTGAGTTCATCGCGCTCGGTGCCCACAAGCAAGAGCGCATGCTGTTCGCCGGAAACCAGATGGGCAAGTCCTATGTGGGAGCCGCAGAGACCGCCTACCACCTGACCGGACTGTACCCGTCGTGGTGGACCGGCCGCCGGTTCGACCACAAGGTTCGTGGGTGGGCGGCCGGGGAAAGCACGACTGTCTGCCGTGACGTGGCGCAAACCCTTCTGTGCGGAGAGCCGGGTGTTGAGAGCGAGTTTGGTACGGGGCTTATCCCGAAGGCGCTGTTTGCTGATAAGCCCACGCTGGCGCGGGGCGCGGTCGCGGACGCTTATGATACCATTGCTGTGTGGCATCATACAAACGGCGTGCGAGACGGTATATCAACGCTACAGTTCAAATCCTATGAACAAGGCCGCAAAAAATTCCAAGGACGAACCTTAGACTTCGTGTGGTGGGACGAAGAACCGGATATGGACGTTTACACCGAAGGCAACGCCCGGTGGTCGGCCACAGGCGGGATGTCCTTCATGACATTTACCCCGCTCCAGGGGCGAAGCGAGGTCGTCAACCTATTCCTTGAAAGTCCCACGCAGGACCGGGGCTTCCTCGTGATGGGTTACAAAGACGCCAAGCACATGACCGAGGAGAAGATCAGGTCCAACCTCGCGAAGTACCCGAAGCACGAATGGGCTGCCCGCATGGACGGCACCCCCAAGCTCGGCGAGGGAGCGATCTTCGTCTACAATGAGGAGCACGTCAAGTTCCCCCGCTCGATGCCGGTCCCGGAGCACTGGCGCAAGCTGTGGGGCATCGACTTCGGTGTGACCCACCCGTTCGCTGGCGTCCTCATAGCCGACGACCGCGACCTCGACATCATCTACGTCCTCCACACCTACCGCGCGGCCAATGAACTCCCCCTTGTCCACAGCGAGGCGCTGAGAGCCATCTGCGCGGAGGCCCCGGTGGCTTGGCCCCACGACGGGGAGAAGCGCGAGGAGAACAAAAGCGGTGAGTTGGCACCGATGTACAAGAAGTTCGACCTCAAGATGCTCCCGAAGCACGCCCAGTGGCCGGAGGGTGGGTTCTCGACCGAGCGCGCCGTGACCGAGATCGAGCAGCGGCTCCAGAAAGCCGGCGGTCCCGGCGGCCTGCGCATCTGTGAAGACCTCGAAGACCTGTTCGGCGAAATGCGCCTTTACCACCGCAAGGACCGCCTCATCGTCAAGGTCAACGACGACCTGATCTCGGCGCTGTGCAAGGCGCTGATGATGAAACGCTACGCCCGTGTAGCGCCGCTCGGTTACACTCCACGGCCTCCACACAGGCCCCGCCCCAAACGTGGGCAGCGCCAGATACTCAACCCCTGGACGGGCCAACCCGTTTCCCCTTGACATCTAGGCAACAGGTGTGGCATATCTACAACGTCCCTGCGCGTCTCCCGTGGGGAGGGTGGGAGTGCGTAAGGCCGCGTGAAATCGGGGCACGCCGGGTGGTTCGTTCTCAGGGAGACAGGAGACACGCATGGCTTTTGAAGTTCTCGGTCGCGACGACCCCAGGTTCCCCAAAGGGAAAGACCTTGGCCCCGACCGCCTGACGCAGCAACAGATGGCCCACTCACGCAAGGTCGATGAGAAGGAGGTCTTCACTTCGGAGACTGTCACGATCTCAACCGGCCCCAAGAATGTCGCCCAGGATGTCGTGTTGCGCTTCCCACGTTCGGCCCGCATCGTCGAGACCCGCGACGACCTCGACAATGTGATCCACCGGGAGCGTGTCTGGACCGGCGGCAAGTTTGTCTTCGCTGTCTACGCCGACAACGAGCCGTGGCATAAGGCCGCCCGCGACGAATGGGAAAGCGCCGGCCGCAACGCGATCGACAAGTTCTGCGCGATGCGCAACCTCAACATCATCCACGGCCCCCGTGCCGAGGACACGAACCGCTACAACATCATGGCGGAAACCCGCGAAGAAATCACGGAGATCAAGTGATGCTGACCGAGGTGAAAGACGCCGATGTAGAGAGGTGTGAGTTCTTACGCGCCCTCGTTAAAGCCGTGGCAGAGAGTGTGGCGGAGACACGAAAGGATGGATTTTACAACACAGGCCCAGGAATAGGCGAAGCCACTGCAAACCTGATGCTCGCCTATCGGCACCTCGAAGACGCAAGCATGCGTCTCGGTAAAGCAGTCCAGGCGCTCGACGGTGGCGTGTCCGTCTACGATAAATCGACGGCGGTGATGTCGTGAGCGTGGAAAGGGTTTGGACCGCCGAAGAAATCCGAGAGCAGCAGGCGAAGAACGCCGCTGCGCTCGTCGAAATGGAAAAGGCCCGCCGCGCGAACGATCGCGTGATCGGCATCGCGACGACGGTGGATGGTCTGTTCGCCCTCACCGCCGAGGGCCGCATTTTCAAGCGGAATGTCGATCCCCGCGTCACCAACGACGGCCGGGGCGCCACCCGGTTCACTTGGGCCGAAGTCGAAAGCCCGCTGGCATCGTAAATGGCGTATGAAGTATACTCTGGGGACACACAAGATGAGCAGGCGTTGGTCGCCTACCTCATGCAGTTGTTCGGCTACGCCCGTATCCACAGGCTCAACTTCGAGCCGCAGTGGGAGGAAAGTGCGGCTCTGACTTGGCCGGAGTACCGAAACAGCTTTTCCTTCGGCCATGTGCGCACGCCGGGCGCCAAATACACGCAGTTCCAGGTGGACAGCACCGGCTCGATCATGTCGCATCGCTTTATGGCGATCGCCGACGCTCTCGTGACGCCGTTCAACTCGCAATGGTCCGAGGTTCGCGCGCAAGACCCCTACCTCCAGAAGCAGAAAGAGGCCCGCGCCTACTATCAGGAGATCACGCGCATCGTTTGGGCCGAACGCTACCGGGCGATGGCAAATTTCCAGGGCCAGAACCAGCAAAACATGCAGGCCCTCGGCGTTTTTGGCAATATGGGCCTGTTCGTCGAGAAATTGGACAGCCGGCCGGGGAATGACGCGCCTGGTTTGAGCTATTGTGCGGTCGGTCCCGGTGAAATCTACCTTTTGCAGAACCACCAAGGCCGGATCGACGGCTATATTCGCGTTTTCAAGCTGACGGCGCGGCAGGCGTTCCAGAAATGGCCGCAAATCGTTACGGACGACAAGGCTCCGACGCTGAAAGCGGCGATGGAGAAGGGCGACACCTTCACTCTGTTCAATTTCATGGAGTTTGTGCTCCCGCGCACCGATTACGACCCACGTGCGGTCTTCGCTGCGCAGAGCAAGCCGTGGGCGAGCACCTATGTCAGTCAGGTCGGCTACTGCGTGCTGGAGCAGGGCGGCTACTACAGCTTCCCCCTGCCCTACGGCCGATACTCCCAGGCCCCCGAGGAGTGGTATGGCCGCGGATGGGTGCAGATGGTGCTCCCCGAACTGAAAACTTTGAACTCCGAAAAGGAAGCATATCTCAAAACCGGCGTGCTTGCGGGCGATCCGGCGTATCTGTTGCCCAGCGACGACACGATCGACTTCAAGATGCAAGCGGGATACGAGGTCTACGGTGGAATGAGCGAGGAGGGCAGGCCCCTCGTCGGCCTGATGCCCACGGGCCAAATCCAGGTCACGAAGGAAATGATGGACGAGAGCCGCGCGATCATTGCCGCGGCCTCGCTCAATGATCTCTATCCCGAGCTATTTGGCGACGGCAAGAACGCCCGCCAGCGGAGCGCCCGCGAGGTCGTCGAAATGTCGATCCAGCGTGGCATCTTTCTGTCGCCGCTCGCGCGCCAGTACACCGAGTATTGTGCCCCATTGCTCGACCGCGAGATAGACCTCCTCGCGCGCATGCGCAAATTCCCCAACCCGCCCGCAGTCGTGCGCGAGGCGCATCAGGGTAAGGACATCACCTACCAGGCGAAATTCACCTCCCCGCTTGCGCAGGCGCTCGACCTCCCCGCTGTCGGAGGCTACATGAGCACCGTCGAAATGGCGAAAGAGATCGCGCAATCGACCGGCGACAATTCGGTGTTCCACAGCTTTGCCTTCAAACGGTCGATCCCCGCCATCGCCACGGCCATGCGCGCGCCGGAAGAATGGATGAGCACTCCGAAGGAAATCGCTGCTCAGGAAAAGGCCGCCGCCGATGCCGCCAAGCGTGACGACTACATCAAGTCTCTCCCTGGCGAAGCGGCTAAAGCAAAGGCTCAGGCAATCGCTGCTAAGGCTGCTACAGGCGGCAATACGGGCGGAACTTTGTCGGGTACACCGGAAGGGGGGATGCCGATGATGCCCGGCCAGGACGCCCCCGGGGGCCGTTCCTTTGGGCAGCCGGGATGAAGTTCGCGGTGTACCGCCTCTACAACGCGGGCCTCACGGACGGCTTTGTGAAGATCGACGACGACAGCGGGTTTCGTCACCCGATCCCATGCGCGGGCGTTCGACTGGAGCTAGGCGGTTCGGTTGTTGACATCACCCGCGATGAGGCGTGCGTGGTGGCGGGCATGCTACAGGACGCAGCGCGGGACGCATGAGCGTAGACCTCTCCAAGCTACACGACCGCGGAGCGCGATATGCAGACCTGATGCGCCGACGTGCTGATGTCTACGCTTCCGCTCGGGGAGACAATCCATATTACGGCGACGACGACATTGACCTCCTGCGTAGTCTTCTCGACGAGGCGCGCGCTGACGCTCACGATGCCGAGGTATGCTATGCACGGGAACTTTCCAGATTGAAGGCCACGATCGTCCGGCTTCGCGCCTCGCTCAAGGCCGAAGACGAGGCGTGCGTGGTGGCGGGCATGTTGCAGGACGCAGCGCGGGACGCATGAGCATAGACCTCTCCAAGCTCAAACGGCTGATCTTTGGCAATGCGGTCCCGGTGGACCTTCATGCCCGTGTGCAGGCGTACCGACGCGCCTTCACCTCGCCGCTGGGCAAGCAGCACATCCTACCCGATATTCTCGAGTTTACCGGAGTGCTCAAACCGGCACCCGCAAACCCCGATCCGATCGTGCAGGCGCGGTGGCAGGGCCGCCGAGACGTGGGCCTGCACATTCTGGAGAACCTGACCCTGCAACCCCACGAACTGTATGCGATCTTGAAGGGTCAGCCAATCATCACCCCGGAGGACTTCAATGGCTGAATGGTTCGAAACGCTTGACCCCGAGACCCTGGCGCACGCCACAACGAAAGGATGGGCGCTCCCTGACGCTGCCGCCGCGGCGACCGCGGCGATCAAGGCGCACGCGGGCGCGGAGAAGCTGATCGGACACCCAGCCGACCAGACCCTCAAGCTGCCCAAGGACGGCAGCGATCCGTCCTTCCAGGCGGCCTATGACCGCGTGATGGGCATGGCGACCCCGAAGACCGCCGACGAGTACAAGATCGAAGGTGCCAGCGAGGATGATGCGAAGTTTGTCCGCGAGATCGCCGTCAAGAACAAGCTCCCCGCTCCGGTCGCGCAGCAACTCGCCGCCGAACTCGCTACCCGCGGCGCGGGTGTCGCCGCCGCCGCTGCTGCTACTGCCGAGACCACCAAGGCAGCCAACCGTGCGGCCATCATGGCGACGTGGGGTGCCGACTTCGATCGCAAATCATTCTCAGCTACCCAGGCCGCCGAGGTCTCCGGCCTCCCGCCGACGATCCTGGCGCACCTCGCGACCCTTCCTTCTGCCGACTATATCGCGGGTATGAACGCTCTCGTTGCCCTCGGGGAGAAGATGGGCGAGGCCGCCATGCTCCGCGGCGGCGGACGCATGCCCGCGGACAGCACCGCCGGCATGACCGGGCCGGATGCCACCGCCCGCCTCCAGGCGCTCGGAAGCGACAGCGCATGGGTCGCGAAGTTCCGCGCTCACGATGCTGCCGCGGTCAGTGAGTGGACCAAACTCACTACGATTGTCGCGGCCAGCCGGGTCGCTCCGCGATGAGTATCCAGATGATTATTGATCTTGCTGGGCCGGATTTCCCTGATGGATATAAGAGGCTGATCGTTGTCTATGACAGCAAACAGCACGAGGAGCCCTTGCAAGCGTCCCTCGTATTTGACCCGCAGCCCTTGGCATTTGCAAATGCCCTTGAAGCAATGGCGATAAGCATTAGGGCGGCGGAGAAACGGGAAAAGGCGCCGAAGGTCGTTGGCGGGAGGTTCCCCGGTCTTCTTACTTGGTCTCCGCCGCGAGAGCCTGATCTTGACTGAGATCATCTATAAGCGAGGTGATCCGAAGACCACCCAGTTTATGAAGCAGCTTCAAATCATTTGGGGACTGATCGAGGTCACGACGAAATACTACGTGACCGCGACCCATTGGGCGGACATTCAAGCCGAACTCGACGCCCAGTATAGCGACCCGAGCGACATGATGGACCCCACTCGGCCACCGCCATGGAAGTTCCGGCCCAACATGCCGATGAAATTTGGGCTCAAGGAGCCCTTTCTCTACGTCATCAATTCCGGCACCGATGACGATCAGGTAGTCAATCTGCTCAACAACGAGGCCCCGATGGTAGAGGCGTTCGGCAAGAAGCGGGACGCTCTACGCACGGGCTGATTGCCGCCTACATACGACGCGCTTGACACGTAGGCAACACTGTGGCATATATGACATAGCGCATCCACAACCCGGCAACGGGCGGAACCTTAGACGCTGCTGGCCCCCTGCGATGGATAAGGCCGAAACGCAAATCGGTCTCATTTTCATCCCAGGAGCCAATCATGGCCGGCCCTAACTACGGCAACAACGCCTTCGAGGTCGAACTGCTCACGACGCAGTACACCTCCAAACTCGACATGCTTTTGCAACAGATGGTCTCGAAGCTGCGCGGTCGCGTAAGCTCGGACTTCTACGTTGGCAAGGCGGCGAGCCCCGTTCAACAGATCGGCGTCCTCGACTTCAAGCAGCCGGGCGCGCGGTTCGGACCAATCACCCCGCAGTCGCCCCAGTACACTCGTCGGTGGGTGTTCCCCAACGACCGTGACCTGGCGGTGCTCGTCGATCAGTTCGACGAACTGCGCAGCATTGTCGATCCGAAGCCTGGCATCAGCGAGGCGGTTGCCTCGGCCGGCGGTCGGTATTTCGATGATCTCATCATCAACGCCGCCAATGGCTCGGCCAGCACGGGCGTCGATGCCTCCAATTTCTCC